AAGCGAACTTGAGGCGTGCTCCACTGGGATCGCGCCATGTCTTCTCCTGCTCGTTGTAGGCCCACTTGAGCGGCCCGTAGATCATCCGGCTGCGCTCGATCGTGTCCATCAATTCGGTGCGGGTTCGCCGCAGCATCAGCCCCGAGGCGTTGATGCCGTGCTCGTTGGCGTGGCGCATCCAATCGCCGAGCATGCCGTCGGTCTTACCACCGCCCCGAGCTCCACCGAAGAACACCTCGAAGATCGGGCACTCCAGCAGCGCCCACTGGGCGAAATTCCCACCCGGGCTCCAGATCGTTTTAACTTGGTCAGTTTGGGCGTCCATCGCCGTTGCCGTTGGTCGGCGCCGGGAGTGCCGTCAGTTCCAAAGGTTCGCTTGACCCGTATTTGCGAACCCATTCTTCCTTGGTCAGCACCTTGGGCAATTCGGCAACATAGCGCACATTCACGTCCGCGCTGATCAGCGTGCGGGTGAGGTCGGGCACCACCTTCTTGAGCAGACAATCGATGGCGCGCACTTGCGCCATGCTCAGATCGGCCAGCTTGCGGCCGTTCTTGTCCACTTCGCTGAAGATGAATTGGTGCAGGGTATCCACCAATCGGATGGCCTGGATCTTGGAGCGCACCTCGTCGGGGTGAAACTTCATCTGCCGCCGACGTAGCAATACTTTACCGCCGTGGGTCTGGCTGGGCATGGCAGGCTCCGCTCAACTATAAAGATTTGCGTACGCACCCAAATCCCGGTGCCAGGGATCATACTGAGCAATGCCGGGCCACGTCGGGTGTTCAAGTACGGGGGCCGTTGGAGCATATTGGCGCGTCCATGGCGCATTGACGCCACTACCGCCCTGGCCGGTATAACCAGCACCGTAGAAATGTTTCATCAAAGCAGGGGCCAGCCATGCCTGGTATTCCTTGGGGAGAAGCCTTGGAATATCGCGTGGGAAGTTGTCGACCAGCCCGGTCGATCCGGGGTTAGTCCACTGATGACCGCCGAACAAGTCGGGGCCTCTGGTACCGTCTGGGCCTCGGAGGGTAAATCCTGACGTTCCATTTTCTCCGGGGCCGTATTCGATATCTGTGAACGGGTTTATCCCGTAGGGCATTTGCGGGCCACGCATCGTGCGCGCAAGCGCATCCGGGTTCTCCATATAATTGCCCTGGCCAAGCCAGCCATTAGGAATTCCAGCTTGCTGGTAAGCGGGGCCTAGCGACTGCCAGCCGGCCGGCGGCGCCATAATGGACCAATCTGATTGAAACGGCGCAGCGCCATCACCACCGCCACCACCTCTGACATCGCCGACAGGGCCGCCACCGTCGCCCATGGCCGCCTGCGCCATTTGCAGCAGGCCGGGTGCCTGGGGTGGCGCCTGTTGCCCCACGCCTCCCAATTGTGCCGTATCCACCGGCTCCACACCAAAGCCAAGCCTGCTGTTGCGAAATTCCATGGCGGCAACTCCTATCGGTAGTAGACGCCGGTGACCGCATCATAGAAGCCGGCGGCCCCCTCGCGACCACTGACCCCGAACGTATTGGTGCCGGGCATTCCGGTGGCCACGCCGGGGCCGTAGACGCCACCGAATTCCGCACCTCTGGCGCCGGGCGCAATGCCGAGCCCGCCGGTGCTGTAGTAGCCCGGACCGCCGCTTGGGCCACGGCCGGATGATTGCGGGTTGGCTCCAACAGTGATCGACAAACCCGGGCCGCGGCCACTCTCAGGCCCACGGCCACTGCTCTCAGATCCACGACCAAATGGCCCAGCCTGGCTGGGCATGCCGGTCGGACTGCCGCGGCTGACATCTTGCTGCTGCATACCCCACAACCCGAGCGGCGCTGCCTCGCGGCCAACGCCGCGGCTCGCAGGATCGAGCGCACTAAGCAATGGGCCGATCTGCGGCCCGAGGGTTTCCACTTCCGGGCCGCGTGAAGCCGTTGGTGCGGAAAACTGCGTGCCGAGGGGGTTTTGCCCGAAATTCGTTTGGCCTGGCGTTACGTTTGGATCTGCCAACTCAAACCCACGGCCAAGCTGGCCGGGCTCGGCAAGGCCGGGGGCCTGCGGCCCGTAGTTCGGCCCGAAGTTGGTCGACAGCTGCTCCAGTTGTTGCTGCTGTTCCTCGTTGCTTCGGAAGTCACCGAAACGCGAGCCGAACGGGTCCACTTGTGTTGGTGCCGGCGGCGTCTGCGTCAGATCGTAGGTCGGCGCGAACATGTCGGGCGTACCGAACCGACTGTCAAAATCGGTTTGCGTCAGGCCGGGCCCGCGGCCCGCCAAGTCGTTAAAGGCATTCGATATGGTTTGCTGCGGAGATTGCTCCTGCTCCTGCGGCCCCCGGGCTTGCTCGCCGCGCTCCTGCGCTTCCACCATGGCCTGCTGGTTCTGCTGGGCATTCATCTGTTCAGCCAGGGTCTGATATCCCTGCTGCTGGGTCTGCTGGGCGTTCATTTCGGCCGCAAGCTGATTATAGCCCTGCTGCGTCGTCATTGGACCGATGAGGTCCATGTTGGGATTTGCTTGCTCGGCGGGCCCGCGGGCACCCAGATCGCCCTTGCCCTGCGCCTGATCGTTGGTAAATCCCGACACGCCGGATAGCGTGTTCTGGCCGCTGAAAGCCCCCTGCTGCGAAGCCGTAGGACCAACGCCGGTGAAGCCTTGCTGGGCGCCGGGGGTTGCCTGCTCAAAGCCGGTCATGGTGGGACCGATCATGTTAGTCTGCGTGTTCTGATTGGCTACAATCCCCATGAGTGCCTCTGCCAACTGGGGATTGGATTGCGCCAATTGCGCCGCCATGGCCTCCACTTGCGCAAACGGGGAAGATTGCAACGCCGCGGCCAATTCGTCGCTACCGCGGCTTGCGGCCTGCGCCTGACCGATAAACCCGAAATTACCGACAGCGGGCCCGGCTTGGGTGCTTGCGAACTCAGGACCGAAAACCGAGGTTGGGTTCTCAGTGCGATCGTCGGGGTTAACGGTGGGGTTTGGGTCGACCGCGGGAGCGTTTTGCATGCCCGGGCCAAACAACGCCTCGCCCGGTTGCGAGGTCGACGGCCCGCCGATCATGCCGGGCCCGGTCTGCGGGCCGACATCCTGCGAATTCGGCATGCCGAACGTCGCCCCAGGAGGGGCATTGAAGTCATTCGCAAAACCAGTAATGCCGGGGCCAGCCGGCGAGCCGTACATGCCGGGGCCGCCGATCGTGGCGCCCTGCGCGCCATAGCCGAAGCCGGTGCCGGTGGGGCCGCCGTAACCATAGGTGCCAAAGTCGCCGGTGGCCCAGCCGGGGGCGCCGATGGCGTTGCCGTACCCCAGATTACCGCCGGCGGCGGGGCCAAAGCCAAAGCCTTGCCCGCCGCCGGTGAAATCGACGGCACAGCCGCCGAAGTCACTGGTGGGGCTTAGGCTCCAGCCGCAGCCGCCTGGGTCCCCCGGGGGGCCGGTATCCCAACCGGAGGGATCAGCGCAGCCGATGCTGCAGCCCGTTTCGGCACAGCCCACGCTGCTGCACCCGGTTTCGGCACAGCCGGTACTGGTACAACCAGTGTCGCTGGTCGTGGTACATCCGGTTTCGGCGCAGCCCGTACTGGTGCAGCCCGTATCACTGGTCGTGGTGCAGCCGGTTTCGGCACAGCCCGTGCTCTCGCAGCCGGTTTCGGCGCAACTGGCACATCCGGCGCAGCCGTCAACAGCGCAGCCAGTGCTCTCGCAGCCGCTATCGCAGCCAGCACTATCGCAGCCGCTATCGCAACCGGCACAGCCGCCGTCGCCGCCGCCGTCATCACCGCAGCCGCCGCCGAAATCGAACATGCTCGGACCGCACGGGCCGCAGCCCTCGCCGGTCCACCGCCCCGGGATGAACATCCGGCCGCGCACATCACCGAAGTAGATGTCCTGGCGCACCTTCTGGCCGTTGATCTGGCACCAATCGGCGCCGGGCGGGATGAACTCGTTCTTCATCCGCAACGGCATCAGCCGGCCGCGCGGGGTTCGGCGCCGGATCACCGGCTTGGCTTTGGCAACAATGATTGGCGGCGGCTCGACCGCGGTCTTGCGCTTGCGCTTGATCGGCTTGCGGTAGCCCTCGGGCAATTCGATCGTGTTCTTTTTGAAATAATGCAGCCGGGGTGTTTTCATCGGATCAAACTCTTTTGCCGGGACACGCCATATTCGGAATAGCCCTCGAGCACGCGCACCCAGCCGCGGCGGCCGTAGCCGACCTGGCGGTGACAGCCGTGCGCTCGGCCCCAATCTTCAATCATGGGCGTTTTCTCCACGATTTCGGCAAGGTCGCCGCCGGCCAGCCAGGTAACGTGGCTTTTCAGCCCGGTCGGGGCGATCTTGAATTCGGTAGAAAACGCGCAGTTTGGAAACGGCCAAAAGAACGTCCTGCGCTGCACAATGCGCCAGAACACATGCTGGCGGCTATGCGTCGGCCACTTGCGGCCGTTGTGCTCGAAGGCATTCTCCAGCAGCGAGGCCTCAAGCCACGGCCAGCAGCGGTTGAATTCAGCCGTAAACCTTGCGTCCGATGCGGGTAGGGGGCGGCATATCGGGCTCGGCATCGGTGGAAGCCTCGGCGGGCTCGGCATTGCGGGGCTGGGGTTGAAACCGTGCCGGCGTCTTATGCTTGATCGGATTGGGGTAGCCTTCGTATTCGTCCGATAGCTGGTATGGATTGATCTCGCCGCTGACCCTGGTGCAGGTCATGTTGGCGGCGCCCTCGTAATTCTTGCACAGCCCGCAGTGATAGGTGAGGTTGCCGTCGCGCAGATGGGCTTCCTGCGGGGAAATCACGCCCTCGGTATCCTCGGGAGTTGGATCAACGGGGGCTTCGGGCTCGACAGTGGTCGAATAGGCGTCAGACATCATCCCGCTCCACTAACAGATCGAGTTGCAGCGCCTCGCACCAATCATACAGTGACTGTAGCGATGGCACGCAGTGGCCGTTCTCCCACTTGATTAGCGTGTAGTAGCCGCAGCCGATCCTGGTCGCGAGATACTTGCGGGTGATGCCGCGCTCGGCGCGCACCGCCTTAAGCGTTGCCACGATCGGGAAGCAGCCGCGTGCGTACTTGCGATAGTGCATCTATCCCGGCGTTCCGCCTCCACCGCCCCAGCCGGCGCCGCCGGGCATGCCCATGCTGCCCAACCAACCCCAGGGGCTGGCGCCGGCTGCTTGCGGCCGCGGCGTACCGCTGTAGGACGCCGGGCCACCCAGCATCAGCATTTGCAGCAGGCTCGGCTGCTGCTTGGACGGATTGGCTGGCTGATTGGCCGGTTGGCCAGAGGGGTTGTCATCATTGCGCCGCTGCGGCGAGGGTAGCGGCTGATCCCACCATTGCTTGGGTTGGTTGGTGCGGTCGAACGGCCCGGCCTGCGGGCCCATCATGCGAACACCCATCTGCGCCATCTGCAGCATGCGCGGATCGTAGCCGTCAGCCATCACCGCCTCCTAATTACATTTCGGGTAGCCCACAGCCCACAATTCGCTGTCGTGCATGATCCAGAAGCCGTCGAGCGGAAGATGCTGCCAACCGCCGGTGCGGTCGATCCAGCTTCGGATCGGCGCCGGATACTGGGTGTACAGGAATTCGGTTTCGACCTTCATGTACTCCCTGCGCTCGGCCGAACGCACGGCATGGAACGCCATGAACGCGCCGGGCGCGATGCACAGGTCGGCCGGATCAACATAAGACAGAACGATGGTGCAGGCCGAGTAGCAAGGTCCGCGGATCTCGACCTTGGTTCTGTTGCGCCGAAAGTCGGCAAACCGCAACGTATGCTCGTCCAGGCGGCCGCCGCGGCCGTGTTTGATGATGACAACGCTGTCCATCGTGGGCAGCGGCATCGGGGTGACGCCGATCGGCACCGGCATGCTGCGCTCGGGCGTGGTCGTCACCGTTTTGGGGGCGCCAATCTGCCAGCCGGACGGGTGGGGGATCGAAGTGATGGTTGAAGGGAACGGCGATGCGGTCTTGGCGTGGGTGCTTTCCTGCGCTGCGACAGACGTGCCGAGTGTCGCAATCGCGGCGGCGAGAAGCGTGGCCTTCATAATCCCTCCTGCGTTGGCAGGAGAACCTGTCACAGTGCGTGACGTTAATCAATCCCCGTCCAAAAGATATAAATGGCGCCCGCCCACGCAACGTGACAGCCTCGCCGCGCTACTGTAGCAACAGAAGGAAAACCTAGATGAAACGACTAACCCTAGCGGCCCTCCTGCTGGCGGGAACGGCCCTCGCAACCCTGCCAGCAAAGGCTGACGTTGTCCTCGGCGGCCAGAACTGGACCTTTGCCGGCGCCGACAATCTGACGCTGACGCCAGTGGTGCCGGGTGGCAACCAGCCGCAGAACATCCAGTGCGTGATCTGCGGCGATAATCAGCCGCAGCAACAAGCGGACTTCGGCTACACCAATTTCCACAACAACGGACAGCCGGGGCAAGACCTCCGCTACTTCTCGACCAACGTGTCGGGTGGCGGCGATCCTGGCCTGGACACTGTGGGCCTTGGTTATGATGGTTCGTTCCTGCGGGCATACTTGCTCGCCAAGGGTGACCCATCGCTGAAGTTCAGCATCGGCATTGACGTGAACGATACCAACACCCCACAGGTGTTGGAGAGTTTTTTCCTCCTCAACCTGACAACGCACACGGTGCTGTCGGTGTATTCGCTCGCACCGGGCGGCACGCCGCTGGTGAATGCAAACAACGGAACCGGGTTTCCTGATTGGACGCTGTCCGGTTTCGACATCAACCTCGGCACCGATATCAGCGCGGGTGATAAGCTGATCTTCTATGCTCGCTTGAGCGGTGCCAACGATGGGCCGGACAGCTTCTTTATCATCCCGGCACAGGTGCCTGCACCCGCGATCGGTGCCGGCATTCCCGGCGTCATCGCAGCGTGCCTCGGCCTGTTCGGCCTGCATCGTCGGCGCCGCAACGCTGTTAGCTAGGTATCCCTACTGTACCTAGCCAACTGGGCCTCGCCGGTTAGCACCTCTGGCCGGCGGGGCCACTTTCAGGGGGTCACCATGCCAACCAAGAAATACAATCCCGACGAGCCCGGCCGGCAATGGCCGCACCGCCAGATGCTCGAGCGGCTGCACGGTCAGGACAACCAGATCACAGCCCTGCTAGGGATGGTGCGGGTGCTGCAGAGGCGCGTGGCCAAGCTGGAGGCCCAACAATGCGGATACCAATCCCACACCACCTCGCGGCCTCCTGGGATGCCTTCTGCCGATGGGGTGATGTCAACGTAACGCGGCGCATCCGCCGCATCGACCTGCTGCTGGGCGCGCTCGGGCTCGTCTGCGTCGGCTATTACTGGATTTCCGCCGGCTGGGAAGGGGCGCTCGCCGGCGGGCTGATGTACGTCATGATGGCCATGATTGCACTGTGGGTCTTGTGAGAATGTCGGGCGATGTGGTCGTGCTGGTCACCGCGCTAGGCGTGCTGTTCGTTGCCCTGGTCGCCGCCTGCGCTGTTGCCTACGGGTTTTGGCGCGGCGGCCTGTGAGCAGGCCGGGCACCGATCGGTACCGGCAATACAGGTCCAGCCATGCTCGTGACCGAGGCGCCGGATCTCAAACACCTTGAACGCCCGATCACCGCCGTATCCTAACAGCTTCTGAAACCGCGCCCGGTTGCACACGTCGCAGGTCAACTGCAGCGTGCCATGCGAGGGCGCATCGTTCGATGACGTATGCGGGTGCCAGGCCGGCCGTGGCGGTTTCTGCGGTTTCTGCGGCCGCGGCGTGTGCGGCTTCCACTCGACCGCATTGTCGGCCGGATACCCGATCGGCGGCACGAACGGCCGCCGATAGCGCGGCGGCGGCATCGTCAGCGGATCATGATTGCCCCAGGCGTCGGGATGCAACCCCATCCTGCCGGCGCCGATCGCCTGACACAGTTGCCGATCGGCCGCGGCGTCGGGCGCGTCGAAGTCCTCGTCGAGGCAGTTATGAACCGAGAAAAACGTGAAGACGTTGTGGTGCGCCATGCGCCAGGCTAACACGACGGCGGGTTAGTCACAACCTGTTACGTCTGGTTTCCGACACACCATCCCACATTGCGTGACAAGCGCCGCGGAACCTGCTATATGGTATTGCGTTGACGATCGGCGGCGCCGGCCTGCCCCCGGCACCGCCTGCTCGCAAGTCGGTTGTCGATCGCGTTGCCGCCATGCGGCCTGTCCGTCGCTTCGAACCCGGCGGTCTGATCGGCAAACGCCAGCCGGGGGGTGACCGGCAGGCCCGTGCGATCCGGGCCATCCTTGCATCCTCCAGCGGTTCCCGCTGTTCAATTTTGAACACCCATGCTGTCCGGCGCGACCCTGGTACGGTCAACCAGACAGACAGGCGGCCTCCAAGGTGCAAACTTGGAGGCCGCCGCTTTGAACACTCGGAACCCTGGCGCATTGTCCTCCCGACCGCGATCCCCGCGGTGGAGGATACCCCATGGCAACCATGCCAGGAGCAAACGAGCAGGAACGAGCCCGCAGCGACAATCAGCAGGCCGAACCCAAACACTCGCGGCCGCAAACCGCGGGTCACCACCCGCCCGGCACCCAGCAGCCGCAGAACTGGGCGCAGGGCCCCGGCGGCACCCAGCAGCCGTACGAGCCGATCGAGCCCAAGCACCGCGCCGACGAGGCGTCAGGCCGGCAGGAGCCGAGCGCGCATCCCGAGCGCGCACCCGAGCATCAGCCCGGCTACGAGGCCAAGCACCAGAAGGAGGCCAAGGGCGGCAAGCATCAGGATGACGCTCACCACCGCTCGCAGGCCGACGATGCCGCGGCCGAGCGCGAGGCCAACGACGACCTGCGGGCCCAGCACGACCAGAAGGCCAACCGCACCAAGGCGTCGGCCTCCAAGCGGCATGTGAAGCACGCAGCCGTGAAGCCTGGTTTCAAGCCGGCCAAGAAGCCCGTACGCAAGCACAAGTGATCAACCGGCGGGTCCGCATCGGGCAGGAGCCCCGCCGGCGCTGCCGCGGCCGAGGCTAGAAACTACACGGCCACGGCTAGAGCGAACCTGGACAAACAATCCGCATATCAAGCTGGATGAAGCGATAGCGCAGCAGCCACAGCAGGCGAGCGCGCACGCGCATAATCGGATCGAAACCTGGCGCGCAATGCGTCGGGGATAAGGTCGGGGTGGTAGCGGCACAGCCGCTCGAGCAGCGGATCATCGTCGTGCCAGCCGACCGGCGGCCGGCCGTCAAAATCATGGTCGTAGTTGGGCATGCGATCGCCCGGACGCTGCTCGGTTGCCATGCTGCCCTCATGAAACGAGCCGGCGGCTACAAGGGATGCAAGAGCCGCCGGCCGCTATCCCAGGCGCCAGCGCGAGGAGGTCGCACACTTCCTGGGTTAGGCTCGGACGAGGTTGGGATTGAGGTTTTCAACACGCGGTGATTTGTTCCGCGTTGTCAAGCCAAGACTTTCCGCCAGCGCGTCCAATCCACTGCAAAGCACAGCCAGCATGCCGGTCGGGATCGGGATCTCCCAGCAGCACACCCGCGCCGTCACCAGCACCTCGGCCGGCGTGAGGGCGGAAACGGAACGCTCCCACGATCGCCTGGCGAGGTCGCAGGAGCAGGTTCGCCGGTCGCTGGCTGTGGGACACCCGGCGCAGGGATTTCCACGCCCATGGCCTCGCTGCGGGCTCCTGGGGCCGTCGAGCGTGGCAAGGTAGCTTCGCCATTGGGCACCGTATCGCTGTCCGGCGAGGTACTGGAGCCCTGTGATTTGACCACGAAGCGCCAGCCGCCCGAGCTCGCTCTCGGCCTTTTGGTCGGCCGCATGATCTCCAAGGCCCGCGCGGTGGGGCTGCGTGGCCGCGATCGCCGCGGGGGAAACGGCCGGCTCACTGCTCGGCCTCAGATTGCCGTTGCGATAACGGTGGCCGCTCTTCCGCGGTCGGCCCTTGCGCCGCTTGATCGCCATCCGCTGCCCTCATGGCGTCGATCTGCTCGAGCACGCAAGCTATCTGATTTGCAGATGGCTTTCCGGAAAAGTCATTAATATTTCTGATAGGTCGTTTCATTTGGGCTCTGACCTCCTTCTGTTCCTCTTTCTCTTTTTTGCTGGGGGAAATCTTCATGATTTCAACGTGGTTATACTTATATATTCGAGTGCCTTGTGAGCCGGTGACGGTGTAGTCGGCGAGGGCGTTGCGGATATCGCCTGCGTTGGAGTTGCAGCGGCAGATTTCGCGCATGACGGCGCCGGGCCAGTTTTCGCGGGCCATGATGACGTAGCGGTTCATGGGTTGGCCCTCATGATTGCGCGCCCGATGATTTCGGGGATTTGCGGGACGACGGCGTTGCCGAGGGCTCGCAGGCGGTCCACCCGAGCGGGAACCCCTGTAGCCACTCGACCCACGTCGGGTTCAGACTGCCACCAACCACCGCATTCAGCGGCAGCGAGTTCCTGTCGTATTGGGAGGCCCCGCCATTGTTCGAGGCATCCTGCGCCGTTGGTGTCGGCCACATCGCGGGCGTGTTCACCTGATCGTGCAGCCCTATCGCATGGCCCTGCCGCTTGCGGTCCTCCGCATTCGCCGCCCCACCCGAAACTATCGAGGCATCTGGTGTGCGCCACAATCCAGACCCGGTCGCGTCGGTGAGGCGCACCAACGGCGGAAGCTGGTATGCAATGCCACTCCGCATTGTACCCGAGCGCGGCCAGATCTCCGAGAACTCGCTCAATTCCCCGTCCAAGCAAAGCTGCGACGTTCTCCACGATGACGTAGCGGGGTCGTACCTCGCCAATAATTCGGGCGTACTCCGACCATAGGCCGCTGCGCTCGCCTGCAATGCCCGCGCCCTTTCCGGCGACACTGATGTCCTGGCAGGGGAAGCCGCCGCAGATGACTTGTGGACCGCACCCGCAAGTCCCGCCCCAATCTTCGGAACGCCGCGTTTCTCTGCATCGTTGGCAATAGGTGTTGGCCAAAATCTTCCGTGTGAGGGTTCGCACGTCGTCGTAAACAGGGACATCTGGCCAGTGCCGTCGCAGGACGCACTGGCAATAGGGATCGATCTCGCAGAAGGCGACGGTTCGCATGCCGGCTCGCTCGAGGCCGAGGCTGAAGCCGCCGATGCCGCTGAAAAGGTCGAGGACATTCACTTGTCGACCGCGCTGTAGGGCAATTGGCGTTCCTTATCGAAGGGTCCGTTTGGTCGGCCGTGCTTTGCGGTGAGTTCCTCGAAGGATTGGCCGGGCGGGATTGGCTCGGGGCGACGGCGGGGCGGGTAGCGTTTGTTCTTTTCTTCCTCTGTGAACCAGAAACCCTTGTGTTGCATGGCTTTCCTCCTCGCTAAGTAACCAGTTGGTTACTTTTGGGCTACACTCCTGGCACCCGTTTCCCTACCCTACCGCTGCGCTGGCAGCGGAGGTGAGGGGTTCACAATTTCAGCCCCGTTTTATCGGCCAGCCGTGTCGTGGCCCTGACGCCTACCCCAGGGAATTCGGTCCCTGTAGCGGGGGGTTGATTAGGCCGTTTGTCCCTCAACGCTGTGAACTGCGTAGTCGGGCCGTAGGGTGCGGTTCCGGCGGGGCATACCCGGCTTATTTGCTGTAGGGGCCGGTCTTCCTCTGGGGAGTACTTGAGGGTTGGTCTTGCTCGCCTCTTATTCTCGCGTGCGGGCGCGCCATTATTGAGCGCCGAAGCACGCACGCGAGCCCCTGATCTTTCCTTGCTTGCAGTGGATGCGGCAACGAACAAACCGCGTTTGTTCACCGGAAAAAACCGGAAATTTGCAACCCTAGGTCAGCGCAGGTCTTCCATTGCCAGCAATACCTCCTGCGGCACGAAGAATGCCGGCCGGCCGGTCTTGGGGTCAGCCCAGTATTCCTCCCGCTTGCCGTCGCGGCCGCGGGTCCAGCCGCGCAGGACCACCCGCGGCAGGCTTTCGTGCGGCACCAGCGCCAGCACGAACTGGTCGTCGTCGCTGTCCTCGGGGTGCAAGATGAGCCGGCCGGCAGGGCTGCTGGCGGCTCGGACCTGCCAGCGATCGCCGACATCCTTGGCGCGGTAATTGCCGAGGCTCCCCGACCAGAACGTGTCGGTCCATTTGGCCAGCGCGATCTCGCCCAGGCATCCGTTGAAGTTGTAGTCCAAGCTGATGCCCTGAGCGCCATAGCGTTCCTTGGCGCCGACCTGCAGGTTCTTGATCATCCGCATCAGCGCGATCAGGCCGGCCTGGAACACCTCGCCCCAGGTCAGATCGACCGTGATCACTGATGCCGGCCCGGCGGGTTTGAGATCAGGGCCCGCTTTGCCCGCCAATCGCGCATGGGGCACCCGGCATAACTCTGCGCGCCGCAGCCCGGATTGAATGGGCAGTACCAGTGAAAGGCCTTCGGGTCTTCGTGATATTCATCGAGCAGTTCGCTGGAACAATCGAAGCCGATCAGGTCCAGATCGAAGCCATCGAGCGCAAGATCTAGGCTGAGTTCCGAGCCGAAGATATCGGCCCGGTTCATCCCGCGGCCTCCTTCGGGCCCTGCTTGACGATGCGGGGCATCTTGTCGTCAGGAAGCCGCTCACGCGGCGAAAACCGCTGCCGCTCGGTCATGAACACGGCGCGCACCTTCTCGACCATTTCCAGTTGCTGATCCAGCCATTGCAGATGGTCGTGGGTTTCCTGCTCCTGCAGATAGCGCAGGTCATCGCCGCGCAGCCGGGCATTTTCGGCCATGCGCTGCAGCCCGAGCACGAGGTCGGTCAATCGGTCGGCCATGCTGGCTCCTGTTGGTCAGGGGGTGGGTGAAGGGGCCGGTGAGTTCCGCCGGCGGCGGCTACGGGGTTCCTTCTGCGCGAACAGCAGGGGCGAGAACGTACAGCCCTCGGCCGTGAGCGCCGGCGCCATCACCGCATAGGTATCCGGCGGCAGGCCGCGCGTGTGCCAGTTGGACACCACTCGGTAGCTGATGCCGAACAGGTCGGCGACCCTGTTGGTGCCGCCGAGGATGTTGATTGCTTCGGTTGCGCTGGCGATATGCATCCGCCTAGCCATGACACACCATGTGGCTGTTTTCAAGATGTGATATATGGCACCTGTAAGGCTCTCTCGCAACAATGGCCCGGGGCGGTGGTGACGCACGCCGCCCCGGCATCATTGCCTGTTGACATCTGTCACGGCTTGTGACATAGATGGGGTCATCGAAACGGGAGCAAATAGATGACCGCCTTCTACATCACCCTCGACAACGGTGCCGGCGAACTGGATCGCGAGCCGGTGGACGACGATAGCGGTGGCGCAGACACCGACAGCTTCAAGGAGGCGATCGAGCGCCTTGTGGCCCGCATCGGCTTCTTCGCCCCCGGCGACACCATCAAAGTAATCGAGGGCTGACATGACCCCCAAACAACACTTCCGCAGCCTCCAGATCCGGCTCGAAATCGCCGAATTCGGCATGGGCATGCCGCTGGACCGCGAGCGCGTGAAGGAACTGCGCGCGCAGGTCGAGCAGGCCCGCCAGGACGCCGCCGAGGCCCTCGTTGAAGCCGAGTTGGACCGCATCACATCGGATGGGGTGGAGTGATGATCCGCGGATATGACAGTTGGAAAACCCGCTCGCCCGATGACGAAGATTGGAAACAGGATTGCGACCAGCCTTTCGGCGAGTGCGACTGCTGCGGCAAGAAACGCCCGCTCTACCGCACATGGGCCTACCAGATTGAAACATGGGCCTGTGAGGAATGCACGTCATGAACACATCCGAACAAATTGACGAGTTGGCCGGTGCCTTGGCCAAGGCACAAGGCATGATGGAAAATGCCGTCATGAACCGGACCAATCCGCATTTCAAATCGAGATATGCCGATCTGGCCGCCATCATCAACGCCGCGCGCAAAGCATTGTCCGCCAACGGCCTCGCATTCGTTCAGACCATCAGCGACGGTGTCTTGCATACGCGGCTGTTACATACGTCCGGCCAGTGGATAGCGAGCGAACACCCCTTGCCGATGTCCGGCAAACCGCAGGAGATCGGCTCGGCGCTGACCTACGCGCGCCGCTATTCGCTTTCTGCATTGCTTGGCATTGCTGCTGACGAGGATGATGATGCCAACGCCGCCAGCCGCTCCAACGGCAAAGACAACACGGAAAAATTGCTGAATGCCGAGCAGATGGAATACGTCTGGGAAAAGGCGCGCGAATACTGCGATCCAGATGTGCAGCAAGAGTGGATTGAATTGCTGGTCAAGTCGGTCGGCCACGACCAGTTGGCCGAGGTGCCGCAATCCCTGTTCGAAATGCTGCGACAGAAAATTATCGCATGGCCGAAGTCGCCGGGCGCCGCCAAGTGGAAATCGCAATGACGGTGGAAATCATCGACTGCGTGCAGGGCACGCCAGAATGGTATCAGGCACGGTTGGGCATCCCAACCGCGTCCTGCTTCAAGGATGTGAAGGCGCAGGGCGAGGGCAAGGTGCGCTCCACCTACATGCGCCGCCTTGCCGGTGAGATCATCACCGGCCAGCCAGCCGAAACATTCCGCTCGCCCGAGATGGAGCGCGGTAGCCGGATGGAGGATGAAGCCCGCGCCAACTACATTTTCGGGTGGAATAACACCCGGCCGACGCGCGTCGGCTTCGTGCGCCGCGCCTATGTCGGCTGCAGCCCGGATGCCCTGCTGGGCGACGACGGTGTGCTCGAAATCAAGACGCAAAAACCCGAACTGCTGATTGCCACCCACGATGCCGATCGGTTTCCGCCGGAACACATCGCACAGTGCCAGGGTGCGCTGCTGGTCACCGGCCGCAAGTGGGTTGACCTGTGCGTGTACTGGCCGGGCATGCCGATGTTCGTGCGCCGCGCCGAGCGCGACGAGGGCTACATCGACATGCTGATGGACGAACTCTCCCGCTTCAACAACGAACTGCAGGCCATGGTCGCGCGCGTACGCGCCTACGGCCAGAGGGCGGCAGCATGACAGACCGCACACCGATCATCCGCAACACTCTGCGCAACGATCTGCTCGACCGCATCAAGGACAAGCACTTCATGTGGTGGAAAGACAGCCTGGAACTCTACCGGATGGCCGGCCTGAAGCCGGCCGCGTTTGGCAATGACGTGCTGTTCGTGCTGACCTACCAGCTTGTCTGGATGCTGGAGCATTATAAAATCGACACAGATACCTTTGTTGAGAGTTTGCGGGCCGCCAGGAAGTCTTATCAGGACATCGAAGAATGAGCGTGCCCCCGCCGATCTACTTCACATGGAACGGGGAGGCGCTGGAGCCGATGGATAGGTTTTCGCGGCTGGCCGAGCAGTCGTTCACTGCCGGCCATTGCTACAAGATGATGGTGGTCGAGGAGGGCGAGCGCCGCTCGTCCGAGCAAAACGCCAAGATGTGGGCCATGCTGACCGAGTTCAGCCAGCAACTTGAACATGGCGGCCGCTACTACGATCCCGAACATTGGAAGGCGATCTTGTTGCACGCCTGGGGGCAGGAGATCGAATTCCTGCCGGCACTGGATGGCAAGACGTTCATTCCCTACGGCAACCAATCAAGCAAGATGCTCAAGCGCGACATGATAAGTTTCTTGGATTTCATCGGTATCGAGGGCAACCGCCGCGGCGTGGTGTTCCGCGATGATCCGATCGACGCCGACGAGCGCAGCGCATGACGCGCGTTGAATTCACCGCCAAGGTCAGAAACCAAGCCTACGAACGATCGGGAGGGATATGTGAGTGCGGATGCGGAACACCACTTGCAACAGGGGCCATCGAATATGACCATCGAATACCGTGGGCAATCTCTCAAGACAGTTCACTTGAGAATTGTCTGTGCCTTACCCGCGGACATCATCGAGAAAAGACTAGAGTTGATATCAAAGACATTGCAAAGGGCCGACGCATCCGACGTAAGCATCGCGGTATCAATAAGCCCGGAGGATTTGCGACCAACCGCGATGGGCCGTTCAAACGAAAATTGGATGGCACCATCGAGAGGCGCCGATGACTAGCCGTGATCACTTCAACCCAATTGGATATGGCACGCCCATGACCGACATTGATCGTATTCACGCAGCGATGTCTTCGAAGCCGACCGACATTGTCGAGCGGCTGCGTGATCCCAACGTAATCTCAATGGCGGTGCGGCTTGAGGCTGCCGCCGAAATTGAGCGGCTGCTGGCGGCGCTGCAAGAGATGTTCGCTGAATGTGGGGGTTATACCCTCGATAACGACGTTGCATTCCGTGTCGCGAGTATCGCCCGCCGCGCTCTGGAGCCCAAGCCATGACCGACATTGTCGAGCGGCTGCGCGGCCATCCCGGCGCAGGGATGTCGGTGACGGAGCAATTCCGCAACATGGTCGAGCAGCGACATGAGGCCGCCGCCGAGATCGATCGACTGACGGCAGAGCGTGACGCATATCATGAAAGCAACGAACGACTAGCGAAGATGGTCAGCGGCAAGAATGCCGAGATCGAGCGGCTGCGGAAGCGCTATGAGCGCGACATGGCCAATGTCCATGAGGCCCGCCGTGCCCTGGAGCCCAAGCCATGAGCACCGCCAGCGCAGTCATCAAGCGGCTGCGCGCTGAACTCCTGCGGCTGGCCGAGGACAACATAAGGCAGCAGAAAGAAAACGAGCGGCTGCGCCAGACCATCAACGATCAGGCCGCCACCATCACTGGATTGTTCCGCGAGATCGAGCGGATACTGCCTACGCCGGTGACCGGTACGGATAGATGACGCTCACCTGATCGTCCGTACTCACGCCCAAACTTCTAGCGAGAGCCTCGGAGAGATCGGCGGCCCTGCCGGTTTCTGCCTCATGCGGCCCCCAATCAGCGGGATGGGCCAATCGTGCAACGCCGGTCTTGGTGTTGGTCACCAGCGCCATCTGGCCAGAGTTGGCCAGCATGTCCTTGCTGGTGACATCGTAGTCCCAACGGCATGCCAGGAAGAACACGTCGGGGTCCATGCGCCGCGCAAGGCCGGTGGTCGCCGGCGGCTGATCCCGCAAGAACAGCCATGGCGCATCCTCCACCTCGTAAAAGAATGCCAATCCTTCCGATGGGCTGACGCCGGTATCATCGGGCCCGCCGAAAGTAGAGCAGGTGCCTTCCGCCACAAACAGCACATCGCTCGGCGGCTCGGGCGTGGGTCCGGGAGAACTTTCCTCACCGCCAATGGCGCCGGCAATGGCGGCGCAGATCTCATCATAATTCTGGTAGTAGATGTCCACGTCAGCTTGACTATCCACGAAACAGGTTTCGATCAAAATCGCCGGCTCTTCCGTTCCATTGAGGAAGGCCAAATCGGTTCTTTTTTTCGGGCCGCGATTGATCAACCCAGACGCTTCACAGATGCTGTCCACCACCTCGTCGGCAATCTCCTGGCCGGTCGAACTGACATAAAGCACCTCGCACCCCATCGGCTTTTGCGTGGTTTCGTAAGCGTTGAAGTGAACCGAAATATCTAGATCCCTGGTCTGGGCATTATGAAAATCAACGATCCGGTTCAGGTTCTCGGACTGATCGTCCGATACGTTGTCGTGATAGGTGGTCACTTGAACGCCCTGCTCGCGCAGATAATCCGCGACGGTTTCCACCACCTTGCGCGCCTCGTCCACCTCATCGATGTAGCCCGAAGCACCGCGGATGTGCTTGCCGTGGCCGCTGCTGATAACAACCTTCATGGCGCAAACCCTCCCAGCAGCCGCACCCGCAATTCGTTGCCGGCCGGCGCCGATGCCCCGGTGTCGATCGCAATGGCAAAGGTGCGGATGTCTTCCTGCACCACCGGCCGGTCGCGCGTGCCGCTGCGGATCTTGAGGAAGCCGGTCACCGTGTCCATGCCGATGATGGCAGTGCCGGCGAACACCGTGCAGGACACCTCCTGGCCGTTTGGCTTCATGATGTCGTTGAAGCCGACGCCGTCGCTCGATGTCTGGAACGTGATGTCGGCAAACGTCCACAGCTTCGGCATGGTG